AGGATCCTCTCAGAGGTCTCTTTGGTCAACTCCTGGTTTTCGTACAGGGAGCGGTAGCATTCTAAATCTTTTCTAAGGAGAGATCTAGCTCCGAAGTGCTTTTTAATTATGTTAACGACACTTTGCTTTCTTGCAGTGTCACCTTTAATTATGGATAATGTGGCTTCCTTGATCAAAGCTTCATAAACAAAGGCTGTGTTTCTTTTTTTATTATGCTTTGTCTTCATCTTTCTTTTGCTCCGTTAATAGATTTTTATTTTCTAATTCTTTGATTAACACTCTGACTGAATTATTGACATTAAACAACTTATCTTCCTCAGTCTGTTCTCTCAAGTTATAAATAGACTGCTCTTGCTCGTAAATCCCCGAGCCGGCGCTAGGGATTTTATTGATCTCTATTCCCGGGAAAACGTTTCGTAGGGTAGCGCTAGCTTTCTCTTTGGAATATTTAGCTGCATTCGAGCGCTGGCGGGCGCCAGCCTTTCGTTGATCGATGGTGGTGGGGTGATATACTTTCCCTTTTGCACCGGGTGTGAGACGAGGTTCATTTCGCGAGCCCGGTGGCACCGCGAGGAGTGGAGAGTCGTCGCCTCCGGCATCACCACCAGCTTCGCCTGCCGGCATCTCTTCTGGTCCTCCGAGATCCCCTCCGAGGTCATCACCGCCTAAATCACCGCCGAGGTCGCCGCCGAGGTCACCGCCGAGGTCACCTCCGAGTCCACCTCCGAGTCCACCGCCGCCGCCGCCGGCAGCTTCGCCACCTTCAGCAACAGCTTGAAGTGAAGCATCGTGCATACGATCATAATACATTTCTTTCTGGTTGCGTGCAAACTCTTCATGAGACAAGCCAAAGATATTATCAGCGACCCAGCGACGAGAGAAATATCCCTCGGTAGCTGTGCCGGCAATATCAAACTTAGCTTTCCAATGCTCTATCTCTTGAAGCTCTGCTATCTTGGAAGGATTGTTGAGTGCTAATTTAAAGCTTAATAAGTCATCACCACGAAACCCTAATGTATAAAGATGAATAATAGAAATCTTTTCTAATTCAGCGATGATAACACGCTGGAGTCTTTGCACAGTGCGCGCAAACCGAATGTCTTTCTGTGCAAGAGTTGTCTTGTCTTCTGCTGCTCCATCGCCCATGGAAAGATATGCCTGGGGGATCTTCAGTGCCGAGAAGAGTTTGTCTCTTAGATATTTAATATCGTCGATTTGGGTGATGTTCTGAGCACCAGCTAAACTTTGGATGTCAGTGACCGAACCCGCACGTACCGGGATGAAGTAATCTTCTTCGATGGACATTGGATTATAACGAAGGTCTACTCTACCGGTGCTTGGATCCACTACCGAGTGGCGCTTAAGCTGTGATACAATCTTTTGCATGTACTGCTCAACATCTTGTGGCGGGATACTACCGACATCGATTTTGAATACACGACGTTCGGAAGAACGAACAATACGGTAAGCCATCATCGCATCTTCCATGAGTGTTAACTGGCGCCAAATACGGCGCGCGGGCTCAAGGATAGAAGTACCATATGGAATATACTTATCGTTTCCTAAAATACGGAAATGGCAAACCTGCCAATTTTCGAAAGTCAGACCCGCCGAGTTCCACTGGAACTGAACATAGTTGGGGTTCGTGGCGTCCTCACCCTCTAACCTTTCAATTTCTTGAGAGGGGAGTGCAATAACTGATTTGATACCGTGGTTCTCATCAATGTCAAGGTAAAGAAAAAAGTCTCCGTACTTACACATTGTCCGTGCCCAACCAAAAAGGTTGTATTGAAGGCTAAGGATGTTATCAAAAAGGATAGCTAACACCGCTTTGATTTCTTCATTCGGGCATTTAATGTTGAGCATCGGACGCAAGTCTGAGTATGTTGTCATCTCGTCAGCATAAATATCCATAGAAGACGCAATTTCTGGTGTGTACTCCATCTGATCAAAGTCAATATATCGTTCCGAACGACGCTGGTTTGCGATCGCATTGGTCGCGATTGTATCAAGAGGATTGTATAAAGACTTCTTAAACTGCTGCCCAGACGCAGTCTTAAACCTTGCCGCATACTTATCCATATGCTGCCGACGAATCTTGCGACCGGATTGGGACCTGTAGTTAACGATTGGTCCGGAGAATAATCTTGTTAACGCTTTAAAGAGACCGGAGTCTTGATTCGCTGGGTTTTTGCCTCTCGGCTTATTTCTGTTGTTCGCCATTTATAATCTCACTTGATGATCCATTTATACTGATCGTATAAATCTTTTGCTTCACTTATCTTATCAAAAATATTATCTTTTTTGTAGCCCTGTTGACCATTAATTTGTGTATTCATAGAAGTTTTTGTTGTAACAATGGCATTCACAAAGGCTTTTTGGTAGTTTAAGTCGCGTGCGCTTGATTGTAATGCCGTGTCCCTCACCCAACACGCAATTGCAAGAGCCATGATTAAGTCATCATGATATCCTTTCATTGCTTGTGGTTTGCCGTTCTTCCAAATAAAAGTTTTCATCTCATTAATGGTGCGAGATGAATATACCTTAATTAGTTTGTTCCGGATAAACTCCTCCAATTTCGCAATGATAAGGGGGCGCGTCTTCATCGAAGTTGTGAACCCAGCAATTGCAGAGTTTACAACTTCTGCTTGATGCTGCTCTATATACTCATGTGTAGACTTAACCGAGTAGTACAAATTTGGATATGCGTGGTCGACGAGTTTGTCGAGGACCGTGTAACCGATGTTGTTATTCTCTACTACAAGCATCGCATTTCCAAATTCTCTCCCTACTTGATTCAAGAAGTTTGCATACATATCGGGCGTTGGCTTCCCTTGATACTCGCCCACAATTTCGAGGGTTTCTAATTTGAGCATATGCAAGGTTGAGTAGTCCGCGCCATCGCCGCGGGAGACATCTGCTACTGCAAGGTAATTGCAGGTTGGATCATACTCTTCCCAAATCCAAAAATTGCGATCGAAGCCGGTTCTATGCTTTGGTTCCTTGACATTCAGTAACAGCCATTTCATACAATCAGGATCTATGACCGTCTCACCTGAAGTATTGAAGTTGCACTCAAGCTCTTGAGCAATCTGTCGTTTTGACATATTCCTGGTTTCTTTTTTAAACCATTCTTTGTCGCGTTCAGGGTGGACATCCCATTTTAGAGTTGTGGGATTAAAGTTATTAGCGCCTGATTCAGCATCCATACAAGTCTTATGAAACCAGTTGCCAACACCGTTGGGTGTTGAAAGCGCGATACATCGCCCACCCGTTGACAGGGTTGGGTATAGACCGGTCCATAGTTCCTCAAGCCCTTCAATATGTGCAGCTTCGTCGAGAACAAGCAAAGACAATGCTTCGGAACGACCGGCATCACCAGAGGTAGATGCTGCCTTAATGGACGATCCGTTAGAAAGCTCGAAGGAAGTCCGGTTGTCCACATCAATTGTGGCGATTTTAACCCAATCAGGTAGATTGCGCATAACGCCCTTAACTTTCTTTACTAAGTTGCCGGCTGTTGCAAACTTGGTTGCCATAACAAGAATTGATTTGTCACGGTGAAACAACATTAACCAAACAACATAGCCGGCTGTAATCGTTGAGATTCCTAGCTGTCGCGCTTTTAGAATAACATTAAAGCGGTAGTCGTTAAAATCTTTAAGAAGGTCGTCTTGGAAATCATAAGTGTCAAACAAAATCAACCCATGCATCGGATGGGAAATTCTTGCGTACGTCTTTAAAAAATAAGCGGGATCTTTCCCGCACTTAAGTATTTCTTTTACTTGCTGTTTTTTGTCTAATTGAAATGTCATACATCTTTCAATGCTGCTATAACTTCTTCACGATTTGCAAGACCACCTTCTCCATCGAGAACAATCATCTCTTCCATTCCGTCTGTGTGCATCATCTCGATAAGTTCATCATCGGACATGCCTTCGATTCCGTGGGGGTCAAGAACATCGTACATTTCATCTTCGGCGCCCATATCACGATAATGACCTTCACCCAAAATGACCAAGATCTCTTCTTTAATAATCTGTCTAAGTTGAATCTTGTTAATCTTCACTATCGATCTGCCATGATTGCAATCTTTTCTTCATAACTCAGCTTCGACATATCTGTCTCTGG